CCCGTTAGTGCTACTTGTCGTTTAACCTTGTTGAACTTGACTGTACGCGTCGATCGCAGTGTTTCACGACCTTTTGTGGGTGCACCCCCAGTGTATCGGGGTAAATGCACCTTCCAAAAAGTCATTGCTTTCGAAATTTCATCGTACGACCCTTGAATCCCGGGGCTCAGGTCAAATTCGGCGTACTCAATGCTTGTTTCCCGAAGAACGGTTGCAAGCAAGCCAACGTCTCCCGTCATTCTCTTGGGAGGTATTGGTTCGAGTACGTTGACTGTCCACCCGCTGTTGTAACAGAAGGAGGACTTCACAAGGGAATCGTCGAACGTGCGGATTACTCCGTCGCGTTTGATAGAGCTGAATACCACAGTGTCCCATAAGGGCTTTGGCAATCTTCGAACCAATGAAGTATGCCACATCTTGAGATTTGACATCTCAAGATACTGTAGATCCAGCCGTTCTATCCAATCATGGATACGATTCAAAAAACGTCCCATTTCCAACCAATCGTCGCTCTTAAAGTCGACTTTTTGATAGAAAGGAGTAACGTCTATTCCATCGTAGTAGTGTTTTCCACACGATTCAAAGAATCGCCCTGACAAGTAACTCTTGTCAAGGTTAAGCGTAAAACCCAGAGCTTCGAGGACAGAAACAACCTTGTCAGCCGCAGCCTGCGGCACAACAATGTCGTCTCCATAGACGCCAACAAGCCCGCCAGGTGCTATCTCTTCGACGACAGCTTTCGCCACCGAGAAGAAAATAGTACTTTCCAGTTCGAACGTGAAACCATTTCCCATAGCTGAAAACTTATGGAAGGTGGCTGCCTCTTCGTCGTCCATTTTATACGTTGGACTGCGAAGGTTGCACAAAAGTTCGAATTGAGACGGTGGACATAGGAGTTTTACTACTCCTATGGATACAGTGTCGCTAGCCATACTCAAATCGAGCGTGGCCAAGTGCTCAACGTTTGCACGTCGTGCTAACTCCTGATTTCCACGCTGGGAATCCAGGTCGACACCGTATCTCTTTAGTCGTGATCGTATATAACCACCTACACCTTTCTGCAGGAAAATGTTCCCTGTCGGTTCGGCGCAAATGGTGCGATCTGACTTAAGATCTTTCGGCACAGTAATTAGCCTGCTCGCCACGTCGGTGCAGAACATCGCATCGACTAGTGAAGTGTGCCCATTGTGTTTAAACGGACAAGGCTCCAAAAAAGTCCAGCTGTCTAGCTCTCTTTGACCAATCACCTTTTGCAACCATAAATGGTCGCGCGAGATAATCTGTCTCAAATAGCTTTTTGCCGTAGGCGTTACAGCTACCGGGAATGTCATCTTCTGTTCCCGCCTAGCACCCAACGAGCCTTTTAAGGTACTCGTTGTGCCAGGTCCCCAACCGCAACGACTGAAGAGTTGTTGAAACGTTGGTTGACCCCAGATCTCTGCGCAAAGTTGTTGAATCCGATTCAAAATTGAGGATTCAACCCGAGCCAAGTGCCCGGTACTCGCAGCCATCCGGAGTGTTCCGTTGTATTCTTCGCATCTTCGCTCACCGAGTGCGAACTTGGTGAGGGCATTGTTCCGCTTCCGTTCTGCGTCGCCATCAAGCTGGAGTTTTCTGCCAGCAGTGAGACAAGCATAATAGAGAGCGAAATCGTGCACGTCGTAGCCAGCCAAAGGATCCACTCGCATCTCGGCGTACTCTTGTAAAGAGCTACCGAAACGCTGAGCGATATCCAGACTAGCAGGGCTGTCAACCCGAAGAAAAAGTTCATTTAGAACCTTCCTACATGTCAGCATTTAATCACCTTTAGAAAGGAGAAAAGGAGGAACTCGACTGAGTCCCTCGTGCTCTAACCGTTGTTGATAAGT